CACTAGCCTAGCCACGACGCCCGCAGGCCCCTCCAGCCCCGTCGGGATCGGCGTCACCTCAAACTCGTAGCTGCCGCCCGGCGTGACGTTCAGGGTCAGGCCCCAGAAGCCGCTCGCGTTGGTCGTGGATGCGCGCGCCAATCGCCGCACCCCCACGCCCGCGACGGGTCGGCCCACCCCATCCACCGCCGAGCCGTAAATATAGCAATCCACTGTCGCCCGGATTGCGGCCTTATCCGAACAGCCGCACAGAACCAGAACCAGAAGCAAAAGGCGCATCAACTTCATCTCTGCTTCCCATGCGAGCCCGCTACCCAGTGTCTACCCCTCCAGCATGAACGTTTCGCTCGGCCTCCTCCACCTGGCGGCGCCCCTGCTCCTGGGTCTCAAGGCGCTTTTGCAGCTCCTCAAGCTCCTTGCGCAGCATCGTATTCTCAACGAACAACACGCCGATAATCCGCATTAAATCATCCATTGTGACGTTCATGCCCTGTTCCCCTCCAGTCTCTCTACTCGCTCCAGAAGTTGCTGCACCGCCACAGTTAGCAACGTCACCATCGCACCTAGGTCACGCCCATCTCCGAACTCCCCATCTGGACCTCTCACCTGTTTCCTAACGAAGTCGGGCAGCGAGCTGTGATCGATACCCCTCTCGTCACCACGGATTCTACGTATAGCTGCCAAAGCATCACCCCTAAAGTAGGGCGTGCGGTCGGTAAACGAGAGGGCAGAACAGTTGTTAGCGATCCAGATGCTCCCCGCGGGGAAGGCCACCAATGATCCATCATTGTATGACTGGATGATCTGGGTGTTACCGATATAGACGCGGAATGCGTTGCTCCAGTCAACAACCACCATAATCCTGGCTTGATAACCAGAGCCATATACCGTATTTAAACAGAGCGCCGTCACTCCCCCGCCGCCGTCTTCAAGCCGCAGGGCCTCCGATTCGCTCGCCGATCTCGTTTTGATATGCACTAGGGAGCTGGGCGACGTTGTCCCGATGCCGACGTTGCCATTGCCATCAATGGTCAGCCGCGGTGTCGTGCCGATGGCTGACCCAGCACAAACCTGGAACTTATTTGCATCTGAGGCATTTACGCCGATCGCGAACCTTGCCGTCCCATTGGTATCCAGCACCAACTTGGGATTGCCACTGGCAATAGTGAGCGTCAGGTCGCTGTTGACTTTATGCGCAGGGAACTCGGCATTAGCGTCTAGCGCCAGGAGCTTATTCGCCGTCGCCGTCGCTGCAGCGTGGAAACCGTCCACGGTGTCCGCGTCGCCCAGGATGTCCGACCAGGTTTTGATACGGTTATTCGGCGTCAATATCTTCATCACTGATCTCCATACGCCGAGACAAAATGGGGGTTGTTGCTCGCTGGGGCCGCACCCAACCGCGCCACGATGCTCTTGGACGTGCTGTCCAGGACGATCGGGTCATCATAGAGGAGCGTCTCCCCAGCCGCTACGCTTACCTTGCAGAGGATATACTCCGACGTACTAACCTTATAGACCACGTATACCGTCACCGCCGCCGTGTCTGCATTGTAGATGTTGATCAGCCGCACCGTGCGCACAACTCCGCTGGACGGTGCCTCCACGACGGTCACGTTCGTCGTGCCGTTCAGCGTCCCCTGCGAACTTCCCAGCGTGAAAGCCATCGCTATCCCTCCAGCTCCATCTCGCGCTTGGCTATCTCTCGCTCTTCCGGCGAGAGCCGCTCCCAGGCGTGAACGACCTGCACGACGCGGACGAGCCCATCCAGTTTTTCCTCCAGACTTGTCGCGTCCTCTATCAGCGCCGCCGGCCAATGCGGAACGCAGGATAGAACCTCTAGAGCCATGGGCAGGTCAGTCGCATCCAGGTCGCGCTCCACAGTCGTCTCACATAGGGCCGCAAATTTGTCGCGCTGCACTTCGAACCCGCCGTTATCCAGCAAACGCAGCCCCACCGAGGCTAATTCCTCCTCGCTCAAGACCATCTTGTTGCGTAGCCCCAGCGAGGCGCGCCACTGATTCGTGCTCATCTCGGCGTTACCGAAGGCATAGCGCATGAGCAACATCTGGAGTATCGTAAACGTGATCTTCACTTAACCCCTCCATATCGAAATCGCCACATCATCTGATCCGCCTGAGCAAACACATTCGCCAGCGCCTGACGCAATTCTTGCACGATGCCCACGGGCAGCGCCTCGCGATAGTTCAGCTTTCCCCCGTCGGGATACACGCTAAACAGCAATTGCCCGGCGAACTCTGCAGCGCCACCGTAATAGAATTTCACGTTGATCTCGTACTCCGTTTCCCCCAGCCCCCGGCTCAGCTGGATGGTTTGGACCGTTGGCTCGCGTCCCCCGTTCTCCTCATCGAATTTCTTCACCAGGGCCTTAGCGCGTTCTACGAGGCTGCTCACGAAGGGCAATATATAGGCGCGGCGCACCTCGCTCAGCGCCCCGAATGGCCTCTCCCAGCCGACGCCCTGGCCGGGTATCTGCCGTCCCGATGGATCATAGCTGTGCGCGCGCATGTAGATGCCCCCTCCGGGCTCATCTAGGCCCATCAGCTCGATCCATTCCACGCGCGTCTCCGCAACCGTCATGAAACCCCTCCCGTCGGTGTGTTCGCCTTATCATACGTATGCGTATGGCTGGCCGATTGGCCGCTGGTCGTATACGTGTAGGGCGCACTAGCATAGTTGCGTGGCTTATAGTAGTTGTGCGTGTGCGATGATCCCGCCCCCGTCGGCGTGTCCGCCTTGTCGTAACTGTGGGTGTGGTCAGTTAGGTTGTAACTCGTATAACGCTGCGTGCCAGAAGTTTGATAATCAATAACGCTGTAGTAGCCGTGGACGTGATTTGATTCTATCAGGATCGTCACACCAAACGTGTGCGTGTGCGAGCCATGATCGCCCACGGTTGTTGCGCTCGTGGTTCCCCCCGTTGTGCTATATGACACGTCATGCGTATGGCAGGAATTTCCCGTCGACGACGAGATAACAGTGATATAATGCCGATGCCCGCTTGATGCCCCCAAGGTCGCTGTGGGGGTATAGGTCAGCGCATGAGTATGGCTGTATTCGCTGGATACGGCGACGTATTCCGCGCCGATCGAATGGGTGTGATCCGCCGATGCCTCCCCTGTGTTCGTGGAGGTATAGGTCAGGCTGTGCGTGTGGGGTAACGTCGATCCCGTGAACGTCACGGTGTTACCGCTCGCGCTGACGCTGATCCCGCCCGAACCGCTGAACGTCCAGGTATTGCTCGCATCCGGCACAGCGCTCCCCCCTCCGGCGGAGATGAGCAGCTTGAGCACCGCATCGGAGCGGATAACGCTATTCGCCGAGCCCGCGCCATACGCTGAGCCGAATGTTATCGCCGGGGTCGCATAGTTCGTTGCCCCAGGCTCGCCTTGTGGGCCCTGTGGACCTGTCTCGCCTGTCGCACCCTGCGGCCCCTGTGGACCTGTCTCGCCTGTCGCACCCTGTGGCCCCTGCGGGCCTTGTGGCCCGCCATATTCACCTTGTGGTCCCTGTGGGCCCTGTGGACCTGTCTCGCCTGTCGCACCCTGTGGCCCCTGTGGACCCGTAGCACCTGTCACACCTTGTGGGCCCTGAGAGCCCTGCACGCCTTGCGCGCCCTGTACACCTTGCGGGCCCTGAACGCCCTGTGCGCCTTGTATTCCCTGCGGCCCTTGCGGGCCCGTGGCCCCCTGTACACCTTGTGGTCCCTGCACACCTTGCGGGCCCTGCGGGCCTTGCGGCCCCTGAGGACCACCATATTCACCCTGAGGGCCCTGGGGGCCTTGGGGCCCCTGGGGGCCAGGAAGGCCGAAACCCATTAATCGGATCCATTCTCCGTTGACGTACGCCTTCAGGACCGCCATAGGCACTCCCCCACAGGCTCATAGCCTGGCTTGACGGCAATGAGTTGAGCGTCCAGGTAGTAGATGTTATGCTGCCTGTGCCACTCCGTCGGATACCAGGTCACCGCCCGCGCAAGCTGGAACTTGGCATAGCACGCTGGCACGTATCGCGCGAAGGCGGGATCGGTGTAGTACCAGAGACTGTTCTCGTTCCAAAAACTCTGATGCGTCGGGTCTTGAAACGCCCCCCGCCCGTCCGTAGAGGGCACGCTCAGGAAAAACCAGCCGCCTGGCACGAGCACGCGATAAACCTCGTTCATTATGCGTACGGGGTTAAAGAGGTGCTCCAGCACATCGCAGGCCCGTATCAGCCCCACCGAGTCCGACTCTACGGGGATGCCGTCCTCCAAGTCCCACAGCAAATCCGCTGGCGGGCGCTTGTCTAACGCGGTGTAGCCCTCCAGCACCTCGCCCCCCGCGCCGAGGTTGAGCATGGCTAGGTCATTGTCCCTGCACCAGCGCTCCACCATTGCTCGTATCCGCTCGGCGTAAACGGCCTGCGTCGCCGCCTGTATCTCGCCATTGCGCATAACGGTCGTGTTGCCCCCGTGTACGCGATAGAGGTAGAGGCATTTATCTATGTGCCGCATCCCCGCCGCGCCGTAGGCGAGATATGTCCGACAAACGAGGTCATGGTCATCCCCCACCGCCCTGTGCCCATCGTGGCCCCCTAGGGCCTCGTACGCCGTCCGCCGCCAGGCCCGCACGTGGTTAGGGGCCCAGTAAACATAACGTAGAGCGTGGGGTGTTGGCGGAAAGGCGATCATCTCGGTCAATTCATGGCCCTGGTAGGTAAAGGGCCGCGAGCGCCAGCCGTAATCGGGGCTATAGGCGTTCGCTTGCCACGTGCCATCGTGAAATTCGGCGAAATTGGAGTAGGCGAATTGCACCTGGCCATCCTCAAAAGCCCGCCCCAGCTCCTCTAGGGCGTCGGGCGTCAGCATATCGTCCGCGTCCAGCTCCACCAGGATGTCACCCTGGGCCTGTCGTGCGCCATACCATTTTAGCCAGCCGACGGCGTGCGTGCCGCCCCCCACCATGACGGGCTGTACCCGCTTATCCGCGCTAACCTCGGCGGGTATCTCCCCGCCATTGTTGCAAACGATAACCCATTCCCAGTTCTGACAGCTTTGTGCCACCAGGCTCGCATAGGCCTCAGCAATGTATGGGTTTGTCCCCGCATAATGCGCCGTGATGATGGAAAACATCTCCCTCCTCAGACCATGAACCAGAGATCGGCCAGCCCGGCCATATCCGGCGAGGGCTCATCCGTATCTACCCAAAACATCCCCTCGAAATGCACCCCCGGTTCGTCATTCGAGACCGCCGCTTTACCAAAATGCAGGTTGGTCGTCAGGGCCTCGTGACGCCCGTTCGTGAGATATTGCGTGTGATCATCATCCTCTAACCCGCTCAGCTCGCCATGGTCCAGGATCGAGGGATTGAAGGCGACGGTCAATACATGCGTCCCCGCCGTCGTGGTGATGCCGGACGAGCCCTTAATCTGTATCTTGTTCTCCAACGTGGGGCTGACAATGACACCGGCATCATCCATCAAGCCCCAGTCAGGCCGAGGGATCGCCGGACGCATCCGCCCCCCGCCACCTCCTCGCGTAGAGGTCGGTTTCTCCGCGCCGAAGATCAGCTCGATCTCCTCAGAACCGACGGCATCATCCTGGATGCTGATGTTGAACCCCGTCAACTCTTCACAGACCACCCGCGTCCTCAGGCGGCTGTCGTAATGGGCGATCTTGTCCCCGATCCAGAAATCTCGCCCCAACTGGTAGGCCTCGGACTCCACGAAACTCCAGGTATGGCCCTCCTCGGCGCGATAACCCGTGAGGATGTCACGAACCGCGCTCTCACCGGTCACCTCGGTGATGATCTCGCGGCGGAACGTCCCACTGGCGCCGGGATTGGCGTAAACGCTGTGCCCGTCGGCCCCATAGCCATGGGTGCGCGCCTTGAGCTTATCGATGTACCATTCGCTTCTCCCCATCACCTGGTAAACGTCGCTCAGGATGACAGGGTTGGGATTCCCCGGCGTCCTGTCGCTGCCCCGCCGGGGATACCAGGTGTCGAAGGTGAAGGTGATGGCGTTGCCTGTCCCGTTCCACGTCGGAGTCCAGGTGATGTCTATGCCCTGGTCCTGGCAGATCGCCTTGAGCGCGTCCCAGAGGATGCCCCCGCGTTCGTATGTCGCGCTCGTGGGATGCTCGCCCTTGTTCGCTGCCACCGTCAGCCCAGCTATCCCCCGATCCTGCCCGTTGGGGTCCTGATAGGCCGTCCCCGGCTGGCATTGGTGGCGCACGAATTCTTTGATGACGTTGTCGATATAACCCGTCGCGCTGTCCATCTCGTCAGCGCTCGACGGCGCGGGCTGCAGGATGCGGCAATCCAGGAAATAGCTATTGCCCCCGCGCCCGGCCAACTCACACAGGTCCCAGCGCCGAGAACGCGGGTTCCAGGCTAGTTTGACGTTCTCGATGGCGAAGACTTGAGCTCTGTCCCCGCGTTGGACGTACAGGAATTGATCCTGGGTCACGTCGATCAGAGAATAGAATTGCGACGCGATGGGTATGGCGCACGTGAACGAGCATTCATCCAAGATGGCCCAGTGCAGGCGGAAGCGCTTCAGCTCGCTCTCGATGCGCTGAACCGGCACAAACGAGCTATCCAGTAGCCAGACCTGCCAATCCTTTATCCAGGTATGTATGCTCATCCTAGCCCCGCCCGCACGATGTTATAGTAAACCCGATATTGCGCCGTCCCGCTGGCGGCGCGTAGGCGGATCGTGCCTCCACCGGGGTCGAGCGCGAAGAAGCGCGAGGCCGTGCCCGCGTAGCCCGTCCAGTTCTGTTCTGCCGCTGTGCCCCCCTGGATATAGAGCACGCGCACCGGCTGGGTGTAAATCCAGAGCACATCATTGACCGCCGTCGCCGTGCCGATGGTGATGGACTCTCCCGTCGCCAAGTTGGTGATCGTTGGGGTTCCACAGGCCCCGGTGATCTTGTGCATCGGCCAGGCGTGATAATCCCCGTCGTTGGTATAGGCGATGTTCACTGGCGTCGTGCCGTTGAACGTCCCGGCGAGCTCTACGGTGGCGCCGTAATACCAGAAGGGCCCCGGCGCCTGGAACGAAAGGCGAATGACTCCCAGGCGATGCGTCGGCCCATCCCATTCCGGCGCAGCCACGCTCGCCTGCGTCCAATACGTCCCGCCATTATCCAGCACGATCTGCACCGTCCCCGGCGTTCCCCGCGCGATATCGCGCAAAAACCAAGAGCGCCATTGAGCGACCGTTCCCCGCACGTTGTCGTAGGAGTCGGCCTGGACGATGAAGTGAAGGCTGAATTCTCGCCGCCTCAGGTCGGTCCCGTCGTAGATGGAATGGTCGGCAGAGATGTTCTCCCAAACGGGCTCCACCGGCCAGACATCTAGCCCCTCGCCGCGGATGTATTTCACCCCCGGCGTCGTCAGCTCGTGGACCGTCCCGTCGGATTCGATGTAGCGGATCGTCTCTCCCATCTCAGTACGCTCCCTGCAACCCGGCGAGGATGTATTCCCGTGCGCTCTCGTTGACCGCGCGGATGATCGCGTCGGTGATCGTGGGCACGAAATCCTCATCCAGGGCGATCTTGAGCTGTATCTCCACCTGCTCCGGGGCTGGCCCGCTGGGGCCTGAGATGACCGGCGCCGGTGGCGGTGCTCCGCCTGGACCCGAGATGACCGGCGTCGGGTTGGGGTTCTCCGGGATCATCAGGTTGAGCATTCGCGCCGCATCCTGAAGCTGAAGGATCAGCCCGCGCATGAAGTCGAAGTTGATTCCCCCGGTTTCCGCCGCCTCCCATGTCGCCTTGGCGATCTCCTCGATCGCCGACATCAGCGCGGCGATGGTTTTGGCCGTCTCCACCGCCGGCTCCAGGGCGTCCCCCGTCTGATTCTTCAGGCTATTGAGCGCGGGGACGAGTTTGGTCACCGCCGTGCTCATGTCAGCGATGTAACGGTTCAGCGCCTCCCCAAACCCTTTGCTCTTCAGGTCGATGATCTCCTGGAAGACGTCGCTGAACCCCAGCAAGGAGACGATCTCCTTGATGCTCGCTGCCGCCTCCTGCACCTGGGGCAGGAGCGCTCGCCAGGCGGCCGGTTTCCCCGTGATCCAGTTGACGATCCCCGTCACCGCCGCGTCCAGGCCAGCCATGTAGCTCTGCAACGCCGCGCCGAAGTTGCGCGGGAGGATGAAGACCTTGGTCAGGTCAACGCCCAGGAGCTCGGCGATCTTCCTCAGGCTCTCGCTCGCCTTGGCCGCCTGCTCCAGCACGCGGTTGCTGATACCGCGCCGCACTTCGCTCACAATCCCCATCACCCGCCGCAGCGCCGCCATCAGGACATCTCCCCATCCCGCGATGTCGACCTTTTTCGGCGGGACGAGGTTGGAGAGGTTCGCCCCGATAAGCTCCAGGTAGGGTTTGATCTGCGCCACCCGCTCGGCAGACTTCTCAAGGTCCTCCTTGCGGATCAACCTCTGGATGCGGTAGACGATATCATTGACCTTGACCAACACGTCCAACATCAACTGGCCCCAAGCATCCAGGCTGGGCATCTCCTCGGGTAGGCTCAACCCCGCCAGGTTCGTGGGGACGAGCTCCAGGAGCGCCTTAAGTTGGGGCACGACGTTCGCATGCACCTCTGCATCCAGCTGGGGCACCTGCCTCTGAAAACGGTAGACAATATCATTGACCTTGACGAGCACATCCAGCATCCACTGCCCCCAGGCGTCCAAATTGGGCATCTCCTCGGCCAATTGAACGCGCGAGAGATCCACCGTCGCCAACGAAAGCAGTTGTGAGAGCGCCGCCACCTGATCCTTGAATTTCTCGGCATCCTCTACCTTCACGATGTCTTTAGAACGGTAGACGATATCGTTGACCTTGACGAGCAGAGCCAGTATCTGCCCTCCCCAGGCGTCCAGGTTGGGCATCTCTTTGCGCACCTCAACCCCCTTGAGCGCTTGGGCAGAAGAGCTGATCAGCTGCATCAGTTGGTTAAGCGGCTCTAGCCGCTCTTTGAGCGCGTTCAATTCCCCCTTGAGCGGCTCGCTGATGGCGTAGAGCTTGCGCGCCGCCATGGTCATGAACGCACCGAGCTTCTCCAGCCCCTGCTCTATCCCCTCCGGCAGCTCGATGCACAATAGGTCGCGGATCGCCTGCTTCGCCGCGCTGACCCCCTGGGCGATGTCCTGAGCGACCTGGGCGAGCGTCTTGGTGAGCGGCTCGCTGGCGCGCTCGGCCTCGCGCCGGGAGGCGCTGGGTGAGGAGATGTCTGGGACGGTGATCTCGCGCAAATCCAGCGTCGGCAGGGGCGGCAGCTGCACCTTGAAGTTAGCCAGCTGGTTCTGGAGGGCCTTCATCGTCGCCTCGGCGGAGGCGATGTCCGCCTTCTGGAGGGCGAGGATAGCCCGTACCTGGGCCGCCGCCGCGTTTACGTTCCCCTGGGCCACGAGCTTGGAGATCTCCACGGACCTCTCGCCGATCTCCCGCTCCATCTGCAGGCGCTTCGATCCGCCCTCGTAGATCGTATCCAGAAGGGCCTTCTGCTCCGCCGCCGTTAACTTAACGAACCCCTCGCTCTCGGTGAGCTTGAGCGCCAACGTGCGCCGCACTTGGTCACTCTGTTCCTTGAGCTGGTCGATGTAGGCCTTCTGCTGCTGGATCTTCTGGATGATCAGCGAGCGCTGCTGGAGCTGTTCCTGGATGCTGTAGCCATACTTGGAAAGAGCCTGCTGGTTTTGGAAGCTCTGCTGGAGTTTGAGGGCATCTTCTGTGCGCCCCGCCGCAACGAGCGCCGCGTACCGCGCCTCGTATTCAGCCCGCGCCTGAAGGCTCTGCACCTCGTACTCGAACTGCATGTTCAGGCGGTTGTTAGCGAACTCCTCTTCCAGCTGCGTCATAGCTTGCTGGTGGTCGTAGACCACACGCTGGAAGGCGACGAGTTGCTGGGTGACCTCGTTCGTGCTGAAGGCCTGGGCCAGAGCCTGGTTCATCCCCGTGGCGAAGTCGGCTAGGGCCTGGTCCCGCAGCGCCGCGAAACTCGCCGAGACCTGGCCGGTGAAATTAGCCACCGACAGGGCTGCCGCCCCTAGCTCGGCGTCGATCGTCTGGCGCGTGTTGCGCAGGCCGGCGTTGAAGAGTTCCTCTTGAGCGGCGAACTTGGCAAAGGCATCCCCCGACGCGGCGATGTTCACCCCGCCGGATTGCAGGGCTCCCTGAACGGCCATCCACTCCGCTTTCGTGGGGATCAGCCCCTCGTCCCTGAGCTTTCTGATACCATAGTTGACGTTCCAGATGCTCTTATCTAGCGCGCCGTGCGCCTTAGCCACCTCGTACGCTTTGGCCGTGTACTCCTCATAGCTCATGCCCGAGGCTTGGGCTTGCGCCGTGAGCTCCTCCAGGGCGCTCTTCCCCTGAGCGCGCATGGCGGCCATCTTCTCCGTCGCCGTAGCCGCCGCCACGCCCAGGGCCACCAGCGCCGCCGTCACCGCAAGGATGGGGTTGGCGACCAACACGGCGTTGAGCGCAGCGAAGGCCGCCGTCAGCGCGGGGATGGCCACGCCGACCCCCGCGATGGCGAGGCCGAGGTTGCGCGCCTGAGGGGACAGGTTCGCAAACCACTTCACCGCGTCCCCCACCGCTGAGACCACCTGCACGATGGCCTGGCCGATCTCCTGGATCGCCGAACGGGCTTGTTCTGAGGCCGCGAGCTGGCCTAGTTCCCCAACCATCTCCTTGATCGCCGGGATGGCTGGAGCCACTGCCTCAGAGACCATCATGGCGATGTCCGCCTTGAGGTTAGCGAAGGCCGCCCCGACCTGGCGCATCTGTCCCATGGTCGTCTGGGATTGATCCCCCAGCCGCTGCATGGCGCGCTCGCCCTCTTCCATGACCGCCTGCATGAAGGCCGTCTCGCGAGCCAGGCCGGGCTGGGCCTTCTGTAGCTCCTCGATCCGTTGGCGCACGCGCCCCGCGCTGATGCCGTAGTTATCCAGGCGGGGAATGGATTGGTTGGCCAACATCAAGGCGAAGCCCTGCATGTCCCCGCCCAGCATGGCGGCCATCTTGGCCAGCTTGCCCGCCTCCTCGGTGCTTTTGGCTAGGCCCATGACCAGGAATTTGTTCGCGGCGGACAGTAGCTCATCATCTGAGATCAACCCCTGGGTCTCTTGGCGCAGCTTGGCCAGACCCTGCGCGGCCGATTCGCCGCTCAGCCGCTCGAAATTGGTGCGCAGCTGCTGAGCCTGCGCGCCTACCTGAGCTAGCTCGGCCACCAGCTTCGTCGCCGCCGCCGCGCCGACGGCCACGAGCGCGCCCTGGATAGCCGCGCCGAGGTTGCCGAAGTTCTCTTTAGCCTCCTGGCAACCCTGCTTGACCTCGCTGAGCCCACGGCGCAATTCCGCCGTATCCGCGCTGATTTTAGCGTATACGCTCGCAACCTCTACGGCCATCACTTGCTCCCTTTACGTCTCGGTTGCCTCGCCTCGTCTAGCCGCGCCCAAACGCGCAGCAGGCCCAACAACTCGTGGACATCCAATCCGTCCACGTACTCCAGCGACCAGCCCGTCCGTTCCACGACCATGCCGCGCACCACCTCGTAGGGCATCTCCGCATCGTAGCGTAGAGCGCGGTACGCGGCGGCATCTAGTTTTTTACCATCTCAGAGCGCCTGGCTAGCTCCTCGCTGATCGCTCGTGTCAGCGGGAGGAACTCGCCGAACAGGTCCAGCTCGGCATAGCTCGTGGGGTCCTTTGGGTCGCCGGGAAACTCCCACTCCTCGATCAGCATCGTGGCCAGCTTCACCAAGGCCTCGTAGCCCTGCTCGTCATCTCGCACCGCGAGCTGGCTCAGGGCCAACATGGGCCAGTTCTGGCGCGCCGGTGTCCTGTCGCGGAACACGACGCGCTTCCCCGCAACCGTGATCTCCATGTGAGCTCCTTTACGCGCCATTAGACCACGTGCCGAAGGTCACCGTCCCCTGGCCGCCCCACTCGACGCTCAATTCCACCACGCCATCATAGGGGATGGTCATCTCCGAGCCCGCATGCACGATCACCGGGCAGCTGTACTTCGGCCTGCCGTTCGCCGTGCCATCGCCGCCGGAGAAGACCAGCGTCCCCTCGGTGCCCGGCGCGAAATAGTTCTGCCAGTAGGCCGTGCCGTCGGTCGTGGCCAATAGGCTCAGGCTGAACGTGTTGGTCTCGCGCACCCACTTCTCCGACGTGTAGGCGTCGCCGCCCGCCGTCGCATCCACCAGCTCCCCGTCGCGCGTCCAGGTGAACTCGCGGAAATCGCCGTTCAGCACGCACGTCCCGAGAGTCGTGACGAAATGCCCATACCAGTTTTTACCCACAAATCGCGTCGCAATGCTCATGTTACCCTCCTAGCTTCTGAATCCTGATCCGATATGTATGTCCTGCGTGATAGTAAACCTTGCCGTCCGTTACCTCCCTCAGCGAGATCGCCCGGTCACGGCGCTGCCAAACCACGCCGTAACCGGTCACGTTGATATCCGTCTCCATCGCCTCCTCGATGCGCGCCGCGATGGTGCCGGCCATATCCTCATCCGCACTGATCGCCTTGATGTCCACGACGCACTCCCGCTCGCGCCGAGGCGTGAGGTTCAGCTCCTCATCGCTGATCAGCGTGAACACCACGTAGGGCAACGTCGCCCCGCTCGGCGCTAGGCCGTGGTAAACCGCCGCCGTGCCGGAGAGGAGCGCGGTCAGCGCCGTCGCTGCCGTCAATCGCCCGCGAATGCCTTTCTTGACCTCGTTCATGCCGGCTCTTCCTTGCTCACGTCGATGCTCGCGCGGAGCGCGCCGGTCTGAAACGGCGCGATGTCCACAGCGATCCCTTTGGCCATCAGCGCGATCCCCCGCACCGCCTCGTCCAGGCCCTCTAACCCCGACTTCTGGATGGCGGCGGGAAGCTCCCGCATGGCCTGTTCCACCGCCGGGCGGATGAAGGGCCGCGCGCGCATCTTGGACGTGCCCAGCTCTTGATAGATGCCGTAATGCACACCATCGTGAAGATAATAGGCGATCTCCCGCGGCAACGCGCCGAGCAATTTATCCAGCTTACTCATGTTCACATACACTTTTACGTCGGCCATATTATGTCACCATATTGCGAATGATCGCCCGCGTCGCCGTCTTCCAGGCGCTGCCTGGATCGACGCTCAATACCTCGTACCACGTGCCGCCGTAATAGACTCGGTCGCCGGCGATGAGCTCCTCGTCGTAGGCGAGGGTCAACAGATACGTGTCCGGCTGGGCGATCTGCTCCGCCGTCTGTCTCTCCGGGGCCGTCTGCGGAGCTAGCCGACAAGCCGCTGTCGCCTTGGCTATAACGTTTCGCGTCACTGCACCCGTCTCGCTCACCGTCTCCGTCACGCTGTAGAGCACGCAGGAGTCGGGCAGCGCCCCCTTCTGCACGGCGCGCATCGCCGCTAAATCGTTCGCGTTCAGTAGGCTCATTTGACCGCCACCATCCTCAACTCGTGTGCGTCCGTCGGCTCAGCCAGGCGCACATCTATAAAACCCACTCCCTGCAAAGCGACCTTCAGGCTCCACGTTACATAGCCCCAACGATGGCGCTGCGCCGGATGCTCGTGCGGGCTGTAGATGTTCAATAAGATGTCAAGGTTCCCCGCCAAGAGCGTCTGCGCGCAGCGAGCCATGTCCGGGACGGCGATGTCCAGCGTGCCGCCCTTGCGCAACACCCGATGCATCTCCCGCAGGGCCACCGGTGCGTCATCGCGTTCCAGATGTTCCAGCACGTGATGGCACTCCACGCCCGAAAAACTCCCCTCGGCGAAGGGCAGGGCGCGGATGTCCCCGGTGACGTCGGCCACGCCGGGGCGGATGTCCAGGCAGAATGCCGGCTCATGGTGCTCGCTCCCCCTGGGGCCGATATTCAGCCAGCATCCAGGAATTTGGCCAGGCTGAGCACATCCCGCCATACGCCCTCCCATATCTCCTCGTGGCGGAAGCGCCCTTCCTCCACGAAACCGTACTTATCCTTGTAGATGTGCACCATCGGCGCGTTATCCGCATATACCGTGGCCACCACCTTGTGTAGGCCCCCTTCTTTGGCCTTCTCTAGGAGCCAGCCCACCACGCGCGTCCCCAGGCCCTTGCCATGCTGATCTGGGGCCACGCACACGCCCAATCGCCCCACGCCGATCTTATGCGCGTTGGGCGATAGCTCGATGTGTCCCCAGGCGACCGGGCGTCCATAGTCCTCCCACAACCAGCCGAAGACGTGCTTGTCATAGATGATCTGCATCGCTGTGCGCCCCTTGAACCAGGTAAACTGCCGCGAGGTGTGTTCATCAGCCAAGACCTCGTCCATGAAGGCCGCCAGAAGCTTCTCCTGGTAGGGCGTCACCCGCACCACGCTCAACCCGACCTGCCGCATGTCCCCTCCCGTGGCCAGGGATGCCAGATGACCGTGTCGGGATCAACCCAGATGTCGTATCCCGCCGCGCGCGCCTGCTTGCACCAGCCCACGATGGCCTCCTCGTTCGGCTCGTTGCTTCGCGCCGCGGCCTCCGCCGTCATCAATAGGCAGGAACCGGCGCTGGCAACTCGGAACGGTTCCTTCGGCCAGTGTTCACGTTGGCTGAAGCGCTGTCCGTCCAGGTGACGATAGGCCCAGGTATCGTAGAAGAAGCGCCCCTCGCGGGGCAGCCCCCAGAGCACGTAGGGATCATCCTGTCCGTTCGCCCCCCAATGGCCCCATATCCACGGGGCCACGATGTCCACCCGGTTTTGCCATAGCCTGACTAAGAGCTCCCACTCCCAGATTAGGTCGCTTTCGATCCATAGGATGTAGTCCGCCCAGCCGTCCTCTAGTGCCCAGGCCCGGCACTCTGAGGCCAGCTGCGAGACCTGCATGAAACGCGCCGTGTTCTCCACAGAATCCCACAGCGGCCCCGCACAATCCTTTTGCCTCACCCGCACGTAACGCTGCCAGGAGGCCCAGGCACACAGGCGCTGATAGGTATCATCCGCGCTATCCCCCTCCAGGCAGTAGACGCGCAAGCGCTCACGCGGCCAGGCGAGCGCCTCCACCTGGCGGATGAAACGCGCTAGATGTCCCCGCCGTGCCGCGTCACGTAGGATCGTGCACACCGCCACTTTAGGCAGCATCTCCCCGCAGCTCCGCTCGATACTCCTCCTCCGACCGCGCCAGCTTGCGGACTTCATCTGCAAGCGGCCCATCCAACGGCTTGGGCCGGCGCTGGAGGGTATCCTCGACCTCTTCGAGAAACGGCTTCCAGTATTCCCGTGTCACCTTGTCCCAGTCGTACGCTAGGGCCCCCGCGCGCGCCTTAGCCGCCTCCTCAGCCCGCCGCGCCGTGTCCCAGGAGTAAATCTCCTCTAATGCCTCCACGATGTCCCTCACCGCCACCTGCGCCACGAAACTGTTCAATGGCGTGAAGGCCAGCTGCATCGGCTCGATGCACACCCCCGAGAAGGTCAGCTCCGGCATGGATGTCCAGTTCGTGGTGATCACCGGCGTCCCACAGGCCTGCGCCTCCACGATGGGGATGCCGAATCCCTCATTGCTGGATGGCGAAAGGTGCACGTCGGCCGCTTGATAGATTTTGGCCAGCCCCACGTCGGGGATGCCCATGTGTAGTTGGAACTGATCCACGTTGTAGATGTTCTCTTTCGGGATGCCCAGAGCCTTCACCAGGGCTTGCAAATCCAGGCCGCCCTCGGCCGGCGTGATGTCCGTGTGGAGATACAGCACGGCCTCCTCATGGCGCTTGCGGAATTCGTTGAAGGCGATGACGCTCTCGCCAAGGTGCTTGCGGCTGGGATAGCCCTTGTTCGCCGCCACCATGTCGATGAGGAAGCAGTCCTCCGGGAACCCCAAGAGCCTCTTGACCGCGCGCTTGTCCTCCGGCGGGCAGTAGATGCTCGTCTCCACGCCGTGGGGGATGTAACGCGCCGGGATGCCTGCCGCGCGAGCCTCCTCTAGCCCGAAACGGCTGTAGACGAGGGGGTAATCCGCCGTCTTGGCCCGCCCGGCCACTAAGGGCGGGATGGGCTTATGGTCCACGGGAAACCACGGCGCCCAGGCGCAGCCCAAGCGCCGCCGATAATCGGCCGGCAGGACCCAGATGTCCATCAGGCTCACGAAGAGGTCAGCGCGGAAATCTTGCACGATAGCCCCCGCAACGTCGTTGCCCCAAGGGTCATGTACCGCCGGATACACCGTCAGCCCACCCCAGGACAATTTGCCCCCCTGGACACCGTACCAGGCGAACTGTGCTATCGCATGCCCTAGCCGCTGCAGGCGTGGCAACAGATAGCGCGCCTGGATGCCATAGCCCGTATTGGCCCAGAAGACGTTGCTAGACCAGACGATCCTGAGAGACACTTGTCCCCCCTTAGGCTTTGATATAGATCACGCGGTCCCTGCGCGTGTACTCGCTCGCCGACGCCTCAGAGAAGGCATCCTCGCGGTCGATGTCGAACGTACCCCAGCTCTCTGTCTGTTCGCGCAATTCCCTGGCGCGCTCGGCGAACAGCTGCGCGCGCTGGCTCGCCTGGAAGCTCATCCCGTCGGCGCTAAACGTCGCCTGCTTAGCGTACTTGCGCGCCAGCCACTGGCAGCAGGCGATGGCCGCGTAGATGACCGAGTTGCCCTCCTGCTCCAGGAAATACTCGATCTCCGCGTCCTGTAGGTCGTACGCCGTGCTGTCGTTGTCCGGGATCATCAGCCGCACTTTCCCCACGTTCGTGCTCAGGTCATAGGTGAAACTCATGTCCCTCGCTCCTTCCCAGGAGGCAGCGATTCGCGGGGGCGAGGCGTTTTCTTCACTCGCCCCCGTTCCTCTACCTTGCCCAGGGTCCAGTCGATGCGTTCCAGCACCTGGCGCATGTCCCGCAGCTCCTGCAGGATCGCCGCCAAGAACGCCTGCTCCGCATTCTGTGGTCTAGGCTCAGCCATCCTCACTCCTCATCAGCTGATCGTCGGATCGCTCCACGAGCCAGAGGTGTTCTGGCACAACACCGCTGCCGTGCGGTCCGCCCCGCAGCCCACGCCGAACTCGAAGAACAGGATGGCGTTCTCCAAGGGGAACTGGCGGATGTGGTCACCAGCTAGGAGGATCACCCCCAGGGGGAACTGCGTGGACCGGCGCACCTTCAAGGGGTTGCGCTCGTCCATCGGCCCGTAGCTCTTGTACAGCGCGTAGTAGGTCGTGGGGATGCGCCCGCAAGCCCGCACGCGGATCACGCCGTAATCGGTGTTGATCACGCCAAGATACTCCGCGTCCACCTTAGCCACATCCGTGTCCTGACCGTACTGGATCAAGGGATCGGGGCGCCGGATGTATCCGGTCACGTTGGTCGTGTTCGTCCAGGAGCTGATGTCCGACCTAGAAACCAGCATGTCGTAGGGGCCATCATGCCCATGCTCCCAGAGGTGCTCGACCGCCGTGGTCACGTTGGCCTGAGTGATCCCGTTCAGCGCCAGGTAGTGCGTATGCGAGCTGGTGAATATTCCCCCGCGATCCGGGCGATAGGGCGGAACGTACGATGGGTCCGCCGTGCCGCCATCGCAGAAGGGCATATCGTAGCCGCTGGAACCAACCGACTGCCTCGTGCTGCGGAAGAGCTTGGTCAGGATGGTCTTCTGCCAGATGTTGCGCGCCTCGGCGATGCCCATGGCGATATCCGCATCGATCTGCGCTCGCCGCGCCTTGCGCAACATGTCCCACGTCCAGCCGAACTGGAAGTCGTAGGCCTTGAGGGGCAGCATGTGCCCGGTCGTGGCCCCGCGCTTCGCATCCGGCCGGCTGTATTCGGTATGCTCCTGGAAAGCGTTGGAGACGCCGATGGGGTATTCCAGGGCCATCTCATCCGTCACGCTGACCAGCCCCGCGTAGGGCTGCTCGCTCAGCAGCACGCCGTTGAAATCATCCAGCGCGTTCGTGATCTCGGTGAGCAATTCCTCATACGTCTCACCGGATTGCAAGCGCACCTTGCTGAGTTCGCCCGCGTCCCAGTTCGCTGGGAGAGCATACTGTAACAATGCGTTCCTACCCAGAGTAGCCATATCTCACCTCCCTTACGACTGCTTAGCGATGGACTCAGCGCAAGGTCGTACGAAAACGGTCGTCGTCGCCTCCGCGATGCCCACGATATAGTTGTAATAACCCGATCCAGCCTGCCCGTCGGCCAACTTGCCCGCCGTCGCCGAAACCCAGACGTGCGAGCCGGGCGTCAGGCTGGAAAAACCCGCCACCGGGCCATAGACCACCACGTCCACCTTATCCCCGCTGACCGCGACCGTGCCGCCATCAGGCGCACTGACCACGATCCCCAGGGGAATCGCCGAACCGATGGTCGACGTCCCGGCAGCAGCCTGCAGCACCGCTCCGGCCGTGCCCATGTATACGCAGTCGCCCACATATACCGTGTCCCCGGCCGAATAGCGGCGCACGATAGCCCCCTCCAAGGGGCGTACATCCGCTGCCGTCACCGTCAAATTAGCCATATTGAACCTCCCTGTTTAGTAACGAAATCTCCTTCGCCATTCTTTGCGCTTCTCCTCAAGCGAGACGGCCTCGTTCGCTGGCCCGCGCCCCTCCGTCGCGCCGATGTTCGCCGCCGGGGGCTGCTTGGCCTGCAAAAGATGCGGGCTGTCTTTGGCCAGGGCCGACAACGCCGCTCGGATCGCCTCCACATTGGGTTGGCCACCCTCGTCAAACGAGACACCCGAGAAATCGGCCAGACGGTAGGCGTGCTCTGGCTTAATGAAGCCCAACACCGCCGCCTCGCGCTCCACATGGAAACGCAGCCGTTCGGCCTGCATCTCCGCCTCCAGCGCGGCCAATCGCGCCTCGTATTCCTGCGCCTTCGTCTGCCAGCGCTGGACCTCGCTCATCTCCGCCTCGCGGCGTTTAGCCTCCGCCGCCTCGTACTCCTCGGCCTTCCTCGCCTTCGCTTTCAGCGCCTCGTAGTCCGCGTACTTCTTCTGTACCCTTGCCAACCTCTCCTGGATCAGCCGCTCCACCTCCTCCTTGGTGAAGGTCTGCTTCTCCACGGCCTCGGTTTTTTCGGCCTGCTCGGCCTCCGGGACGGTGCCCGTGCTAGAGGTCGCCTCGGTCTTCACTGCGTCCTGTTCCATTCCCTTATCCATTTCCCTTTCTCCTCGACTTAACCGGCGTCGGAGCCGTAAGATAGATCATCAGTCGCCCGCATAGCGCCGCACCATCTCCGGCGCATCGCGTTTCAACTCCGCATAGAGCCGTTTGAGCTTGCGCGCCGCCTGTCGCCGCGCCTCGGGGCTCACCTTGAGCTTGCCCAAGTAGGCCGCCGCCGCCGCCATCGCGTTGGTATTAATCGGCTCACCGGGCGCCTTGCGCACCGGCAGATAGCAGCGCCCCTTGACCTTCGGCCTCCCCGGCTCGTTCAAATCCAACAGACAGACCTCACAGAAATCGTTCGCGTCCAAATCCGCCTCTGGACTCGTCCAGGGTGCATCCGTGAATGGCATATGAAACCTCCTGTCCCTAATGTTTCCCTACGCCGCCTCCGCATAGTACGCTCGCGCCTCGTCGCCCAGGATATCCCTCAGGCTGCGCCGGCTGATCTCCGTGCCAAACGTGTCCGTATGGCGCTCGCCCAAGAGATCGCTCAGCGTGACCTTCCCGTCCTTGTAGGCGCGAAAGACCGCCGGACCCAGGATGTTCTCCTTCGTCTCATCGGGTAACCCCTCGAACCAGGTGGCCCCGTCCGTCTCCACGAGCTCGTACTCGCCCTCCTCGTTTTGCACCCGGCGCAACGGCGGCCCCTCGCGGTCATAGATCGTCACCGGCACAGCCTGGCAGCGCCCGTTGGGGTGATCCACGAGCTCTTCCTCTAGCGGATGGATGCTCCCATCCGCCGCGATGCATGCCGCACACGTGTTCGGCCCCAACGCCGCCGACCAGCGCCATCCGCGTATCACGTCGTCGTTCGCCCGATAGCTCTCCAACGTCGCCCGGCGATAGGCGCGCAACATCTCCGTCCGAGCGATCCGTATGGCCCGCTCCAGGCCAACCCCCAGCGCATCGGCCATCCTGCGCCCCACCAGGACGGGGTTCATCCCCATCCCCAACCCGCGCACCAGCTCGCGCTCCATGCGCTCGATGACCTCGGCGGTCAGCGCCGGCACCCCCACGTGGCCCACCAGGAAATAGTCGCGCAAAGGCGAGCCATCGGACAGCGCGCCGACCAGGTTGTCTAACGCTCCCTCTGGCAGGCGATGGAAGAGTTTGCGGATATCATCTAGCGTCATATCCGCCGGCAGCTTGCCCCACCCTGAACGGTTCGGCCGGCGCACTAGGTTCTCGGCGATGGCCGCGACGTAGATGTCCTCCGTATCGCGCAACGCCTGCTGGATGGCCAGCCGCTGGAGCGCCTCGGTCTGCGAGGAGGCGTACAGGCTGAAATCGGCCAAGCGGCGCGTGGTGTCCTCCATCAGGTTGCGGTAATAGTCCAGCCGCCTGAGGCGATCCACGCTGAATGGTTCTCCAGCCTCTATCGCTGCCCGCACGCGGGCCGCCAGGAGGTTGAATTGCTCCAGGCTCGCCTCGAAGACCTGGGCATAGCCGGCGATAAGCCGCTCCATCGCCGGAGCGCTGGCCGCGTCCAGCTCCGCCGCGTGGCGATCCAGCCAGATATAGAGCGTTCCCCTACGCCACTCCCTCGGCCCCGCCACCGCGTCCCTCCACCTTCTGGCCCCGGCCGGCCAAGAATTGCTGCAATAGGCTCGTGCCCACCTTACCCTCTGTCTCCCGGCTGGCCTCGAACATCTCTATCGTCGCCTGGTCATAGCCCATCTCGGCCCAGAGCTGCTTCTCTGGCACGCCCATCTGCAGCTTCTGTAAGAGCGCTTGCATCAGCGCGGCCTCGTCCTTGACCGTCACCTCGGCCCACTGCGTTTGCACGCGCCCACCTGGGACTGCCTCGCCGGGGCGATACATATTCCACAGTTTGGCGCTCAGATAGAGCACGTCCTCCCAGGCGTTGCCGAAGACCTTCTGCTTGCGCATGTACTTGGCCACCAGGCCCATCTCCTGCATGCGGAGCGATTCCCCGCTGGGCTGGTCCGCGCCCATCGCTTGGAAGAGATACTGCGGCGTGCGCGTGATCCCCGCTCCGACCATGATCCAGTAGCGCGCCACGGCGATCAGCTGCGAGAGGTCCACCGGGTCGATGGCCCCGATGCGCGCGGCGGCGTCCGTGAAGCGCAGCACCTTCCCTGGGCCGAGCGTCAGCGGCTCCTCTTCCCCCGTGCCCTTGTTCACCTTCGGGGGCACGCCGGTCACGTAGAGAATGCGAAAGCCAGCCGAATCCGTTGCCGCGATCAGGTCCAGGTCGGCCTTGTTCAGCATGTCCTGGATCGGCATCAGGTCCTGTATTTCCGAGCCGCCGGGATTCTCGAAGGCGACCAGCGGGAAACCGAGCGGCTCGCCGCGGGCGTCCGTCCAGGGGATAGGCCAACCCGCATCCCCTTCATCCTGGAACTCCTCCCACATCGTTCCCCCAATGCCCGAGTTGGATGTGCGCGTGGTGATGTACTTCTCGATGCGGTCGGGGAAGTAGAGGTTCATGCGCGTTCGGCCATTTAACTCTTTGTTGAGCGGGTTGTAGATAACCCAGCGCTTCACGTAGAACGCCACCGCGCCCGTGCCTGAGTCCAGGCAGGGATAGATTCCCTGCGTGCCATCCCAGGCGTAGTGCACCGTCCAACGCGGATGGTCGCCGTCCCAGTCCACCATGACGTAGGCCACGCTATCGCGCGCTGCCGCGCGATAGATGACATCCTGGGTAGCGTCCATCCTGTTCGCGTCCCACCACGCCTTGCCCATGTCCGCTAGCGCCTGCGCGCCCTCATCCAACGGCGCGAAACCCTGTAGCTGGAGGCGCTCTACGGCCATGTCGATTACCAGGCCACAGATGTTGTGGCGGTACTTTTCCCCTCGGCGCAACCCCAGGAACTCCTCCTGGCGGTCGGTCAGGTAGGTGGGATGATCCCCGGCGGCGTAATCGCGCCATAGGCGCACGCGTTCGGCCTCCTCATCCTTCGCCGAGGCCGCCCACCGCAGATAGGCGATCCGCGCTTCCGTCGCATAATCCGTCATCGCCATAGTCAGTACTCCATGATGCTGTAGGGCAACTCGTGCATGCCGGCGGTAGCCAGCGCGTAGCGCAAGGCGTCCATCGCGTGGTCGTTCTGCTTCTCCGGCTTATCCAGGGCCACGCCGTTTTTGTCCTTCGCCCAGACGTAGGATTCGAACTCGGCGATGGTGTTCGCGCACGACGGCTCCACCGTCAGCCTCGGCCGGCCATCTCCGGCTATGGCCAGCTGTGCCTTGACCAGCTGGATGCCGTCGTTCACGTCGTGCATGGCCGGATAGACGTTCAATTGAGCCGCTTGCATCTCGGCGATCAACCCCGCCGCCGACGGGTCCACATAGACCGCTTCCACGCCGTAGCGCCGGGCCATATCCCGCACCGCGTCCACAAACGTCGTCTGGATCACCCGACGCTGATAGAATTCCTCTATCACATGTGCCCGGTCGTCAGCGTCTATGCCGATAACCAGGGCTACCGCCGGGTTGGTGTAGCCCTCGTCACAGCCGATGACGAACCGCCGGAACTCGCTGACATGCCGATGGCCGACGTGGACGTCACGGCTAAACTCCTCATAAACCAATCCCTCGAAGGCCACGAACTCGGCATCCAGCTCCTGGCGGGCGAAGGGGCCGGTGTAAATGCGCCGCAGGCTCTCCTTGAACTCCGGCGCCAGGTAGGGATTCTCCTCCGTCCTGGCGCGGAAAACCCTCAGCGTCCCATCTTGTACGCGCTCGTAAACCCAATTGCGGCCCTTGGGCGTGGTGGTGAGCCAGACGGGGCCCGCCGTGCCCTCCGCGCGCACGCGGCCAATGACGATGTCGAAGGTGCTAGGCGCACAGAGCGCGGCCTCGTCGATGTGCGCCCAGTGGACGTTGGGCCCGCGCAAATGCTCCGGATCGTCGGCGCTGCGAAAGAGGATTTCGGCACGCCCCACCCTGGCAATGAAATCGGACTTGCTGAATTGACTGTCAGCGATGCGGAAAACCTCGCGGTAGGTGCGCAATATTGCATCGGCTAGCATGCGGTACGTTGGCGCAACCACCATACCGATGCTCGGCTTCGGCCCCCACTCGGCCAACCACTTCATGGCCTTGATTGCGCCTCCGCGCGTCTTGCCCGCGCCGATGCCGCCGATGAACGCCGAGAAGCGGCTCGTGTCATAGACGAACTGCGCCTGCACCGGTCCCCAAGGCTCAACCCTAACGATTGTCGCCATCTGTGCCCTTCGGATAGACTACCTGGAAAACGATAGGCTCTCCACCAGCACCCGTAATCTCTTGCCGCTCGGTATAGCCGCGGTGCTTGCCCTTGGTGCTCAGGTAGTATCTGAGCATCTGCGGATCACCTTCGCTAATCAGCTCGATGACCTTCGTCTCGGCCATGTCCAGCACGCGCTCACACTCATCTCGGTAGGCCTGTTGAACCCTGGGATATCTCTTGATGTATTTGTCGGCCGTATGCCAGGAACAGCCCACCCGTTTGGCGATGGCAGTGATGATGCCGCCAGTGCCAGGGATAGCATCTAGGAACATTTTCACCGAAATCCTACGCCGACCCATTCGTCAATTCTCGCACACTAGACACGCGGCGATGGCCTTACGCCCATCTCCCCAGGCCACGGATCACTTACTAACCTTGGGGTAAGGCCCATATTGGCCATCCTTTCCAAACAGACTGCCACATACTTAGGCTCGATCTCCATACCAAAACAGCGGCGACCCAGTTGCTCAGCGGCGACCATCGTAGTGCCGGATCCGATGAAAGGATCGTAGACGTCACCCTCATGGTTTCTGATAGGGCGTGCCATGCACTCGACGGGCTTCTGTGTGCTGTGGCCACCATCGACATTTTTATCGAGTGCGATTTTCCATACCGAGGGCTGCATATGGCCGCCAATCCAATGAGCCGCGGCGCCTTTTCTGACCGCATACCAGACAGGCTCGTGCTGATAGCAATAGTGTCCACGCCCAATCGGAATGTGAGGCTTGACCCAAATGAGCATAGCGCGTATCTGATAACCTGCAGCCTGCAGCGCGGCCCCCGTAATGATCACATGGTCGCCTGGAGGCGACCATGTATAAACCACATCACCGGGGAAAAGGCGCCAGGCGTCTGACCAGTCCGCGCGGTCGTCATTCGCCACCTTTCCTACGCGGGACGCCGCGTAGGAAAGTAAGCCCTCCTCAGCCGCCTCATTGCGCCAACTAGGATCATAGTTCACACCATAGGGTGGATCAGTCACCATCAGCAATGGGCGTTCCCCGTCCGACAACCTCGCCACGTCCTCCGCATTTGTGCTGTCCCCGCACAGCAGCCGGTGTTTGCCGATCTCCCACAACTGGCCTCTGGCAGTTTGCCACTTTTTCTGTAACTCCACCGCTCTGTCTATCTGCGCTTCCGGCGCTTTCTTCTCATGTTCCAGGCCCGCCAGAAGCTCACGCAGTTCTTCCTCTCTGAATATTGCCCCAAAATCCAGCCCAAACTCCAAGTCTGCCGCAATCTGCTCAACATCCCATTCCGCCAATTCCGCCGTGCGGTTGTCGTAGTAGGCCAGCTTGCGCTTTTGTTCCTCGGTAAGTCCACGCCGCCGGACGGCGATCAGCTCGTTGCCATCAGCCTCCACAACGCGCACGCGCTCTATCCCCGCCTGGGCCGCTGCCTCCACGACGCCGTTCCCAGCAAGGATGGTATCATGCTCATCAATGACGATAGAGCGCGCCGCCCCCACTTCATTGAGACTGCGCTCAATCATGCCGATGTTTCGCGCGTTATGCTTGCGCGGGTTGCGCTCATCTGGCTTCAGTTCGCCGATGTGTTTAACGTCCTCTCCCATTCATTCCTGCTCGCCGTAAAACAATCGCTCTATCTCCTGGCGTTCCCTTGGCCCCAGGAGCGACACGGGGATCACCTCAACCGTCCTATCGCGTTCCCGCCTTCGGCGTTGCTCCTTTTCCTTTAGGTGTTTCACCCATTCGGGCCATTGAGAATACAGATCACCCAACCCATATCCCCGCTGACAGGCCTCACAGACCCAGAAGCTTTCCGAGATTGGCTTGCCGCAGATCGCGCACTCCGCCCACGCTCGTCTCGTCAACATGTGCTATTCCCCTCACTAGCTACAACTCAAAATCGCGGGAAAATATACCCTTTAGCCGTTCCAGGGCACGCCATAGAAGCATATGGACATTCTTTTGTGCAATTCCCATCCTCTGGCCAATCTCCTCTTGGGTGTAGCCTTGCAGCCAGAGGGATAGGGCCAGGCGCTGCTTCGGCGTGAGCCGCGCGATGGCCCGCTCTAAGTCGATCCTTAACTCGCACATCTCTATTCCCCCATCCCAACTCTCCTGAAACACGTTCGCCTCCTTTGGAAAATAAAAAAGGCCAACGTCCCCCTCACGGGGTTTGTTGGCCTATAGGTATCCTATTCAGCCCAAGCTATATCGTTTTCGTCGCCAAAGGAGGCGCGCGGCTACGCCCTCTCATTCGCGCTCCTCTGTGCTGATTCAGACCTTCATGGTATACTCTATGTTGCGGTATGTCGCATGTCCCCGCTCGACGCACACCCTGAGCTTTCCCCAACCGTCCGGGGCAAAGTATCTCTCCACTGCGCTGAGGCAGTCCCCATCCTTCACGAAGGAATCGGGGGAACGCAAGCCGCCTCGCTCGATGTGGCAACAGCTCACCTTGCCCGCCTGGACGGTGAAGATGACGAGACCGTCCGCCCCAGGCCCCACGAGGCGCTCCGCCCCCTCGTAGATGGCCAAGGCGTCCGGATCGTCATCATCCTCTGGGACGCGCCGCGCATAGGGGATCCCCCCTATCCACATATTCTTTTTCCCCCGAAGCCTAATATCTGCGCACTAAAAGCCTGGCAAGTATGACAATCATCACGCCCAAAAGCACCGCAGCCACGTGAGGCAGTAATTCCGTAGCACTCATACTCTCCCTTTCTCTCCTTTCATCTTTTTATGCACAAACTCTTCATGCTAAACGAGGTTGTAGCTGTCATCAGAATTGTCGCAATATGGCCTCGATCACCTCCAACGCTCGCCCATCCTCGATCATGTGGGCGGTAACGAAAAGGACCCTCCAGCCCGCCAGCACCGTCGCATTGTGTTTCTCGATGTCGCGGCCGATGCCCGTGCCTGTCGTGTGAGCCGATTTAATCCACAGGCCGCCCTGCACCTCTACCAGGAGCTTGCGGTCGGGCCAGGCGAAATCCCAGCGCCAGCGCCTGCCGGGGATGGCGCGGTATTGCAAAACTGGCTCCGGCAGCCCCGCCGCGCGCAATTGGAAAAGGAGCGCCGCCTCCAGCTCGCTCTGCGTCTTCATAGCTTCAACAGCGCCTCGCGTATCTTCTGCCGCGCGCGTTCCCAATCGGGCCCGCCGACATTGTCCAACAGTGCCCAGGCCTCGAATTCGGTCAACCGGACCACAACCACCGCCTCCGTGCCGCCCATGGCCTGAAGCTGTAGGCCGTCGGAATCCGCCCACGTCACAATGCCAAAGCTTATGTCATCTGAATCTCTTACGCGTAAGAGATTCTCTTTCCATAATCGGATATCCTCCGTGCTGACCTCCTCGCCCCGCGCGAGCCGCTCCCTGGCATACAATAGCAGCGCCTCCCGCTCCCTTTCGGGCTCTTTGGCGATGAACAGGTGCGCGCGCAAGCTCAAACCCTCCACGCGCTTCTCCGGCGGGATCGCCTTGGCAAGCCATTTGTAGTTCATCAGCGTCTGCACGGCCAGGCCCGTGACCTCCACCGCCTGCGTGTAGGTCTCGCCATAGGCTCTCTCGCCGTAGTTGAGCAGGTCGCCGATCCACCAGGCCACCGAGCGATGGACCCCCTGGAGCTTCCTTAGCGCCTCGGCCCATTGCTCATACGTTGGCTGGCCCTCCACGATGCAGGCCGTCGGCGTCAAGACGAACGGCTTACTGACCAGTTCCACCATCACAGCCTGTCCCTCCTAATGGGTATGGCTCCGGGTGCATTGTCCGCCGCGTCTTGCTCCTCATCCGGGATCGGCGCGCTTAGCTCCTCCCTTTGCGCGTACAGCTGGCTCAACGACATGACCGGCGCGTAATATCCCCGCGACACCTCATACCAGATCGGATCCTCACTCGTGGAGACGCAGCGCGCTGCGTCTCGACTCAGCATCCTCTGCTGCCAGTGGCTGCGCGCGTTGTATTCCGCCATGCGCGCGGAGCACGCCCTGCGCACCTCTGCCGCCGTTGGTCGGAACGTGCACGTCTTGAGCAGGTCCAGCACCGCCGCGCGCAAAACCTCATCGGGGATGTCCGCTAGCACGTATTGGTACACTTTGAGCGTTAGCTCGCTAACGGGTTCTCTTGGCCACTGGGCACAGAGCAAAGCCAACATCTCCGCTATCGTCTGCTCGCTCGCCATCGTCACTCCTTTCCAGGTGGGCTCGGATCACCTGCATACTCCTCTCGTAAACCGTCTCCCCACTTACAGCCCTTTCGGGGATACCCCTCACATACCACTCCAATAGCCATTTCCAGGACTGGGGATTGTAGCCTCGCGCCAGCCACTCCTTGCGGCAGGCGGCTAATCTGGGGCCGTCGGGCGTGGGCCCCAGGATGCGAATGATGTCGTCATAGAGCTCTAGCGGCGGATAGCGGCCTCCATTGACTGCCTTGGCACACTGGATAGCTGGCGTCTTGCTGCGTGGGTCGGCATCGCGCCGTCGCCGCCGTCCAGCCGATGTACCCCGACCTCTCGGTGGATTCACAGAGACGGGGATATCTTCATTTTCCGGCGGATCGCTGAAAGGCAGGTCATCAGTGGGCAACGCCTCGCGTTCTCCCGAATTAGCGCTAGCTAATTCGGGAGAAATATCTGTAGTAATCTCTGTAGTAATCTCTGTATTGTCAGTATGCGGGTTTTCGCAATCTAGTTTGCTAAAATCCGCATACTTGTTTGCTAAAATCAGCATACTTGTTTGTGCCGCATCGCTGGCATCAGCGAGAATCATCTGTTGCAACAGCTCTCTAAGCCTGTCAATGGCAATGCGGTAATACAGGCGGCATGGCAACCCCTCGCGCTTCTCCTCAAGCACACCCAGTTCTTTCCAAGTGGCACGTGCCTGTTCTTGTTCATGGCGGCTTAGGCACGTTTCCGCCGTCCACTCAGCCTGGCTTTTGAAAATCCAGCCCTCCTCATCGGCACCCTTACCCGTCCAATAGAGCAGCTGCGATAAAAAGAGCCCGGCGGTGGCGCCACCGCCGAGGCGAGCAAGACAAGGGTGGAAGGCGATAGGTTTTGCCGAGAGTACAGCGATACCTAGGTCGGCTATGTTCATTGTGCCTCCAAGAAACTGATATGTGTTGGCTTCAATCCGCACGGGAACACATCGTGTTCCTGTATATGGCGCGTGCAGCGCTTGTCGTATTCAGCGAGACAGGCGGCCAGTCCAGGACAGAGCTCGCAGTCATTCCCAACGTATCCAGCGCGGGCGCGGGCGGCGGCGGCCTCGGCGTAGGGCTCGACGGGCGACTGTTTTGGCTTAGGTGTCGCTAGGCTAGGCGGTCTAGATGCAGCCTGTCTGGACGTAGCCCGTCGGGGTTGGGGTACAGTGCGCTGTACCCCAACAGTGCGCTGCACCCCAACATCAGCGATACCCAAAATCATGGCGACGCTTCTCTTCATATTCGCTCCTTTCGCACTCTGCCAATGGTTTTCACGGGTTGAATGGCTCGCACTTGCGCAATGGTTTTCACAGTCAAGTTGGCTCGCGCACCTATCTTGGTTTCCATGCCCTTCCACGGCTCGCACTTGGAGTTCGGTTTGCATCGTCATGACGGCTCGCACGGCGCTACTGGTTTTCACATGAGCGATGGCTCGCACCCCGCGGATTGGTCTTCGCCTATCATTCGGCTCACACACCCGTAGTGGTTCTCACTGTCTAGCTGGCTCGCACCCAATTCCTGGTTTTCACTGCTCAAATGGCTCGCGCGCATCCACGGGTTTTCACTTCGACATTGGCTCGCACGGCTCATTTGGTTTTCACTCTCAACCCGGATCGCACTCCCGCTATGGTTTTCACCTGCTTGATGGCTCGCATCGCTGCCACGGTTTTCGTCTGCCTAGCGGCTCGCTCGGTCTCGTTGGAATACTCACCGACTCTGGCTCGCACCCCCTTGGCGGCTTTCACGACTGTAATGGCTCGCATTCCTGGTCTGGTTTTCATACGGCTCGTGGCTCGCATCCTGACATTGGTTTTCGCCACTTTGCTGGCTCGCACTCAGCCCCTGGTTTTCACAGCTACACTGGCTCGCACTTGTCACTTGGTTTTCACTTGAATACTGGCTCGCACATCCCCCGTGGTTTTCACGAGGTGGTTGGCTCGCAAGCGGCGCGTGGGTCCCACCCTTTGACTGGCTCACATTCGCGGTATGGTTTCCATAGCTCCCAAGGCTCGCACCCGTTTCATGGTTTTCACCATTGGGTTGGCTCGCACCGCGCCGCTGGTTTGTACACGCCCGCCTTGGCTCGCACTCCCAATTTGGTTTTAACTAGAGCTATGGCTCGCATTACTTGCTTGGTTTTCATTACCACAATGGCTCGCACTATTGCCATGGTTTTCACACGGCAAATGGCTCGCATTCATCTCTAGTTTTCACCGCATGAGAGGCTTGCATTCCTAGTATGTTTTTCACAAAATCGCTGGCTCGCCGCACCGCTTCGTGGATTTTCTCAACCATTGCGGCTGAAACCTGCTCGGGCGTTACAAAATGCTCGTGCCCCAACCGCGCCGCGTACGGCTCCGAGACGGGCAACCCCTCGGCCTGCCGCCACACCACCCACAGGTTCTGCAGGAATATTTTGATCATCTTTCGCCATGCGCGGTTGTGGATGTGCGCGTTGCTGAACACCGTATGTCCATCAACCTTCTCTGGTTCGGGATGTAATCGCCGCTGCCGCTCCTTCTCCGCATAGTAGATATCCGCGTAAATCGGCGTGCGCGCCTTGAGAAAACTCATGGCGATGTTGTAACAGGTTGCCTTGAGCTTCGCGTTGTACGCGGCCTTACACCCTTTGACGTTACGCTCGGCCTTCCCGTCAATGACGGCAAAACCCGCATACCGCCACAGGGCACTGACCGTGTCGCACAGCGCTATGTCGTCAATGAGCGCCAGCAATTGCGCGGCCAAGCCACCCGCCCCAAGGCCCTTGATGGACACCAGCCAGTCCCAGACAGGCCCCAGCGCCTCGGCCTCCTCGATCATCTCCTCACGCGCGTAGGCTAGCACGGCATCCAGCTGCAACTTCTCCATCATGGCCCGCTCTACGCTGGGGTCCAACGTCGACTTCCCTCGCTCGGCGGCCACGATGCGCAGGTTGTGCCGTTGGCGCATGAGCATCAGCTCGCGCCACCACAGATACGCCTGCCATAGCGCCGCATGCTTGCGCGGCCTGGGAGCTGGACGGCGGTCCAGCATCTCCTCATAGTCGTACTCTTCCATCATCCCTCCTCTCTAATTTTGGGAATAGTCTTCTTCGGAATCGTCTTCCGCGATGTCCCAAGATTCTGACATCCAGCGCTCAAAACCCTCCTCATCATCTCCGTACGGAGAGCCCGCAAGACGGTATGCCTCACGGAGCGTGCGGAGTAGCCCGCACTCCAGCTGGGATACCCTCTCCCAAATGATGTACAAAATCTCTCGCGTATATTCCGCTAAGCAACGATCCGAGACCTTTACCATCTCATCTCTCCTTTCTGCACTTTTTTAGAAATCTCAGGAAATGTCGCGGCGATAGGATCATGGTGGTCACGTTCCGCGCCGTCTCCCAATCCCCCTCGGTCATCACCGCGACGGCATAGTTCCCATCGGGCATCCGCGCGTACCACACCGGCCTATCCCCACAGGGCTCTTTGCGCCGTAGGTCGGGGTTGCTATCCAGGTAATCCCAGGCCTCCCAAGCATCTAGGCCGTGTTTGGCCACCGCATGCTCGCTCGGCTGCGAGCGCAAGAGCCAGAGCGCTATCAGTCCCAGCACCAACAGGGCCCATAGGGGAAGGGCGAGCGGACGGCTAGTTGCAACGGACGTGCTCATCTGCCCACTCCCTGAACCACATCAGCAGCCGGGCCCACGTCCGCCCAACCATCCGAAACGCCTCCGCAAGCAGCTCCTCATCCGATAGCGGCCTGGGGCCATACCCCAGGCCGGCCAGCTCTTCACCCAGCAAACGCACGTCTTCTAACAGCTCTGATGTATTCGTCATAGCTTTTCCTCACAGACTAGATCAGTTCTGGCACAGCCATGTCCTTGGCGCTCACCAGCCGCCCAATCAAACCGCCCTCACCGCAGTGGAAGCAGGAGGCAACCAGCGCCTCGCCGAGGTCTATCTCATCTCCATAGGCGGGCAGGGCGTATAGATGCTCGCCCTCGATCCGCAGCGGCTGGCCGCACACTGGGCAGAACTGCCACCAGCCCGTTTCAAGCGCTCGTACCACCGCCACACGCAACGCAGCACGCCCAGCGATATGGTCAAAAAGGCTTACCGCCTTGCGTATTGCCTCGGCCTTGTACATTACGTCTGGCAGCACTTCCCAGTGCTCCTCGAGCAAACGTGAGGAGGCATCATCATCGCTCTTCTGACCATAATACAGGATGTAGCCGCCGTAGATATGGCCGGGTAGATAGTTGTAGTACCACAGCTCCACGAAGGCCCCTTGCTTGCTGCTTTCCTCATACACGTTCTGGTAATAGCACTTCATTTTTTTCTCCTCTCCAATACTGAATAGCGTCATCTAGCATATCCAGCTTCAACACGTCATCTATCTCGTGCAGCCGCCTCTGGGCCACCTTTGCGGTGATCCTGCCTGCTCCACGGCAAATCTCACAGACATCCGTCAGATATCCCGCACCTGGCACAGTGTCATCAGGGCACCAACGCACGAGACCATGTCCGTCACACTCCGGGCAGGCCACCGTCTCGCCGTCATAGTCAGGATGCCACATCTTGCGCCTCCGCCCGAAAACTACAGCCTCATCTTTTCTCCGCTCGCTTTTCATCTAGACGCTCAAGGCCATATGCGACCAGAGCATCGTAGACCTCGCTGATGTTGGCATCCGTCACCTCGCAGAAGCCTAGCTTGGCCGCCGTCGCGGTGACATGGTAGGCATTGATTCGGCTGCCATCCTTGCTGAGATAATGCGCCCCGGCCTCGGACTGGCGCAGCGTCTCCAACATCTCGCGCCACTGGCTCGTCTTGATCGTGGCGAGTTGCACCCGCGTTGGCGCGGGTGCTGGTTGCGCCGCTGGCGCCATTGGCGTCGCTACGGGCGCTGGCGCGGGCTCTGGCGTGGTCGCTTGCTCGGGCACGTCCCTGGATAACGCCCAGTCTGGTAACTGTGGCGTCTCCGTCATCTGCTTCTTCTGAGCATCGTACCCAACCCACACGCGTGGCAGACGGTACAGGTAGCGGCCTACGCCGAACAGTACGGCGCAACGCTTCAAGGCGTCACTCACCGCTGCCTTCAGGCCGGCCTGGTCGCCCTCGCCGATCTCTCCGACATCCTCGCGGGTGATGCGCTGGTTGTCGATGATCAGCGTGAGCTTGCCGTGCACATGCACCTCGCCAACCGGCTCCCAACTGAACTCCCAGTTGAAACCCAGGACCTCATCAAGACGCTCGGCTACATCCCTCGCGTCCACGTAAGCCACAGCCAACGCTCGCGTAGGGTTCTCGCGCGGGTATAGGTTCTGGGGTTTCCAGCTGATCTGCTCGGCTCGGAATGGAGCGGCAAGTCGCCTCAAAATCTCACTCGCATGCAATTCCCTGTCCGTCATCTTGCCCTCCTCTCGCTAATGGCAACAATGAACCAGAACGCCAACCACAACACCAGGATCGTCTGCAGCCAGCTCATTGCGCCATCTCCATCTGCCGCGTGAGCTAGGCCACCTCCACCTCCAGCGCGTGCACCCTGTCCTCCAGATATGCGTTGCGCTTCTGGACGTGGGCCAGCTCGCGCTCCAGTTGCGCGATCCGCGCGCGCATAGCCGCACGACACCGCGCCTCCTCCTCAAACGCCTCCGCATCCTGAATGACAGGTTCCTTCGCGTCCCACACACCGTAACCAGACATCTCACACCTCCTCTCAGTGAATGAAAGCGGCCATGAGCACCAGGGCCGCGATAACCCACAGTAAGATGCACACGTTGGGGAACAACACCATCGCGATCAGCATCCCCACGAGCACGGCCAACGGCGCAATCCTCTCATCAGCCTCACCGCGCCACTTCACGGTTCCTCCTTTGATACGGATAGCGCGACCAGGCCATGGCCAGCCGCTGCCATTCGCGGATATGCTCCTTAGCCCGCGCGATCCAGTAGTGCATCTGCGCCGGATTCGCCAGGGCGTTGTCCAGGCAGGCCAGCGCGCTCGCCGCTGGCCCCAGGGCATCTTCTAACATCAGTTGCTGCTCCCGATCCTGCTTGGCGAAGACAACATCCCCTCCTGTGCGCCCCGAGCGCGATCCTCAGGGCGCGTACCTTGGCCTCAAAGGAAGGCTCGTTCATCTCATCCCCCTGCTACTTTTTGTTTCAAATCATGTGACTTTAGGTCACATTCGGGGCCAAAAAAAATTTCTGAGACCGGAATGCCGAATATCATAGCAAATTGCTCTTGTAGCCGCTCTGTCCAATTTCGTTTACCCGAGAGCAACCGTGATAGATAACCATCGCTGATTCCGAGCCTTCTGGCAATATAATCCTGCCGAAAACCGAATTCCCGGATTAAATCCCTTGGCGTTTGCATATCTTTCTCTCCGTAACTTCAAGGCACATACATTATAACACAAAGTTTCAATCTTGTCAAGTACTTTTGCCAAAAATGTGATATAATGTTATCAGGATTGTGCCTTAAAGTGAGGTCTACCGATGTCTCAACGTTTTGCAAAGTGGTTGGCAGAGCAGATTCGCCGCGAAGGAACCAACATGACGAGCCTCGCTAGCGCTCTAGGCCTCAGTCATACAAGCGTCCGTAAATGGTTGGCGGGGGTGACAGAGCCAAAACGTAAAAACTGCCAGCGGCTAGCACAAGTATTGCACGTGGATATCACAGAAGTCTATGACGCTCTGGGCATACCTCTGAGGCAAGAATTACCGAGTGATGTTAGGAGGATTGTTCTGAAATATCTTGCTTTGGATAGGAATCGCCGCGCTCGCCTGGAGCGCTATATTGATTTTGAATTAGAAGACCAGCAAAAATATCAGCGCGCCGAAGAGCCTCAGGAGATAGCTTAAGAACTTTGCAGCAGAAGCGATCAAGCGATGCCGAGATTGGAACCGCATTACGTTTAGGAATAGTATCCATGCTTAGAACTTTCCTTTCCTTTGCTCCTACTTACAATTATATCGCTTACATTTCGTCCCGTCAATCGTTTCGTCCCGGTTTTTTACGCTAAATATATTTTCACACGAAAGGGGGTTAAGGATGGGTAAAACTCGTTTCTATCGCCGTTGCCTGGCCTCGCCCGACTATTGGCTTCTGGTTGTACCCCTCTTGGGGCTGGGTTTCCTCATCGTCTTCTTGCTCGACCTCACCGGGTGCAGCAATCCAGCACGCTCGCCCCAGGTGTCCGCCTTGCCCACCTATACGCCCTATCCCACGTATACTCAACCGGCCCCGTTGCCTACCTACACGCTTTTACCGACTTATACACCCTACCCCACACCGGAGCCACTACCGACTTATACGCCATTTCCGACGCCGACCGCGCTGCCAACCGCAACTATCCCCCCCACGCCGTCGGCCGGCACGCGTCAAAATCCAGCGAAAATCGGTGATTCCCTTCCCCTCGATTATGCTAACGCCCGCTATGTGATCACGGTCACTCAGGCTATATCAGGAGAAGAGGCCTGGAAACGCATCAAGGCTGCGAACATGTTCAACAATCCGCCAATAGATGGCTACGAATACGTCCTCTTCTACGTCGTGGCTAAGATCGTCGATGGTCCCCAAAACGAAGCTATTGGGGTCGGTGAACGCATGATCAACATGGTGGACGCGACGGGCCAAATATGGTCTCTGGGCGGTGTCGTCAACCCGCAACCCGAATTCGGCGGCAAGGGTTTCGTCGGCGCCGTGATCGAGGGTTGGAGCTGCACCATCCGCCCGATAGGGACAACGGTTTACCTGGTCTTCGGCATGGATGATAAGGGCAAGGGCGGTATCTGGTTTGAGGTTCCCGCGTAGCCCATGCGCGCCGTGATCGTCGCCGCCGTCTCTACGGCGGGCCAAGCCCAAGAGGATAAATATTCCATCCCCCAGCAGCTCGCTGCCTGTCGCGAGGTCTGCACCCTGCGCGGCTGGCAGGTCGTCTCCGAGATCGTCATCCCCGGCCATTCGCGCAACTATAACTGGCTGGATGAACTCTGCACCGATTGTCCGGAGTATGCCCAGCTCATGAAGACCATCCGCTCGGGGGCGATAGACCTGGTGATCGTGCGCGATTACGACCGCCTCTGGCGCACGGATGCCCTTCGCGCTCAGGTCATGGCCGTGTGCCGCGAGCACAAGGTCCAGGTCTTCTCCCTCAACCAGCCCGTGGAGCCCGTCTCCCCCGACCTCCTGGACGCCCACGACACAGCCAAGCTCTCAGAGGTATTGTTCGGCTTCATCTCCGAGCAGGAGAACCGCACCCGCGTACGCCGTTGGCGCGCCGGCATGGAGGGGCGTTGGCGGCGGGGATTGCATGGAGCGGTCCTCGTCATCCCCTACGGTTACAAACGCAACCCCGACAAAAACGGCCCCATGCTCGTAGATGAACCGCGCGCGCGTTGGGTGCGCCAGATATACGCCTGGCGACTGGCCGGTTATACCTATCGCCATATCGCCATACGACTCAACGAACTGGGGGTTAAACCCCCGAGGGGGAAGGAATGGTATGATTGCTCTGTGCGTTTCATCTTGACCAACCCCACCTACTGCGGCCTGGCCGCGTGGCAGGGGCAGATGCGCCCAGGCCTTCACGAGCCGATCATCTCCGAGGATGTTTGGCGACAAGCTCAGGCAATACACTCCAGGCCCAGCTATCGCTACGCGCCCCATAGCGTCCTCTCCGGCCTCTTGCGCTGTGGCTACTGTGGCGGGGCGTGCTGCTTCCAGCGCAAGAACAAAAACCGCTGGTACGCTCAATGTACGCGCTACACGGCGAGCGGCGGGCGTAAATGCCGCTATAACGCTCATTATGAGGATAGGCTCCTTCCCGCCGTGCTCGCCGAGGTCAAACGCGTCCTCCGCGACCCCGCCGCCTGGCAAGCTGCGCTCAACGAGGATGACCATCAAGAGACGGAGATCGCCGCGCTAGAGGCGGAGATCGCCGAATACGAGCGCCGCTGGCAGCGTTGGGACCGTCTCTATGAGATCGGCTCCATCGACGCCGAGGAGCTGCTCCGCCACCGCCAGGAGCTGCTCGGCGATGCCGAACGCGCCCGCCAACGTCTAGAGGAGCTCCGCGCGGAACAGTCCCTGCGCGCCGCCAAGGAGAAGCAGTACGCCGAGCTGGCTCAAGTGGTAGACAACCTGGACACGCTTCCTTTTGACGACCTTCGCGCCGTACTACACGCGCTCATCCGCTGTATCGTGCTCACCCGCGAGGGCTTCCGCATCGAGTGGTGGTAATAAACCAAGGATTCTCCTGATAATGCATATTCAATTATCCTGCGCGTCGCCTCTTAAACACATATTGCGTCTCCCAGTTGATCGCCTCAACCGGCATTTCCATAAGCTCCGCGAAGCGGCGCTTCAGTACGTCCGTCCAGGCGCGCTTACCGGCGAGCAACAACGACAAGTAGCTCGGAGTGATCCGTAATCTCCGAGCTACGAAAACATGTTTCAGCCCCCGGTCATCTAGGATGTCACGCGGCTTCAGGAGCTCCATATCTACAAAACCCTGATTAACCTCGCAATGAGCAACTTGTGATCGTGATCATCATACCACGCGGGTACATCGGATTCCGGATTGTTCCGCCAGTCGTCGGCCAGTTCCCGTGCCAGCGTCTCTAAACTGCCATATGCGTCCTTGATGTCGCTGGTGATGGACATGGCGAGTTCGTTCGCTAACTCGTAAATCGCATTAACCTGCCGCACCCGATCCTCTCCCTGATACATCTCAACCTCCTCTCTTTTTTGGGGCTCCCCTTGGCCTCACCCCTCCGCGCATGAGGCAACTCATGCGCGGTTGGCTGGGGTCAATCGGACATCCGATCGTAACACTCCTCACAGGCTGT